TAAACATTGTTCGCCTAACCCGTGGACAGAGCCTACGCTATATGCACTAGCCTCTTCACTAACGAGGTATATAACTAAGGAGGAGTAATGAGCAATCCTAATAACAATAAGAACTTTAATGACGAAGCACTAAGAATAAATAGAACGTTAAAGAAAGAGAATGATACATTACGAATGTATCTAAGAGAGGTGTGTGAAAATGCTGACGAAGATATACCACACTATTCAAGGACAAAGCATTTCAATACTGCCTTAAGGACAGCTATGGGATACTTAAATAAGGAGAAGTAATGAGTAAATATTATGTAAGAGGAAAACCAATTGAAGAAAATGATTGGGATATAGACTTAACTAGAACCGCACCAGAAGAATATGAAGACATGGAAGATTACGTTACTGATTGTCATGGACGTATTTTAGGTGTAGGAAAACAATATGACTAAGAAGGAGTAGTATAATGAGAGATAAAGGAACTCTTAAGTACCATGGTCCATGCCAAGCGTGTGGATCGAAAGACAACAAGGCAGTGTATGAGCACGATGACGGTGAGTTATCTGCTTACTGCTTTGGGTGTGGAGACTATGATGTTGAAGGTAGTCTTCCTATAATTAATAATAAGGAGTATGATATGTCACTAGAAACAGTGCAAGATGTAAACAAGTTTCCTACAAGAGGCTTTAAGGAAAGATGTATCACTAAAGACGTAGCTGATAAGTACGGAGTTAAGGTAGGTTATTCAGAATCAGATGGCTCAACTATTGAGTACCATTACTACCCTACTACCCGCAAGAATGAAGTCGTAGGCTACTCAAGAAGAGAGGTAAGCACCAAGAAGTTCATAGCAATAGGTGATACCAAGAATGATGTTCAACTGTTCGGTCAATCTTTATTCCAACAAGGAGCAAAGAAGCTAGTCATAACCGAGGGTGAGCTTGACGCTATGTCTGTACAACAGATGTATGCTAATAAGAACAACGAGTATCCTGTTGTGTCTATAACTAACGGTGTAGGCGGTGCTAAGAAACAAATCGCAGCCAACTTAGACTGGATTAACTCGTTCGAAGAAGTAATCTTTATGTTCGATGCTGATGAAGTAGGTAAGAACGCTGCCTCTGAATGTGCTAAGCTAGTTAGAACAGGTAAGGCTAAGATAGCTAACCTAGGTAGACACGGTAAAGACGCATCAGACTATCTAGTAAGCCAACACCTAAGAGAATTAGATGATTCTGTCTGGAGAGCCGAGAAGTATAGCCCTTCAGGTATAATTAACTCTGCATCTACATGGGAAGAGTTCAGTAAAGACATGCGAGAGGATAGCGTACCATACCCCTCATGCTTTTGTGATGTAAACACTCTAACTTATGGTCGTAGAACAGGTGAGTTAACTATCTTTACTGCTGGTACAGGTACAGGTAAATCAAGCTTCATTAAGGAAGATATATACCACCTACTTACTACAACAGAGCATCAGATAGGTGTTGTATCTCTAGAAGAGTCAGTTAAAGAAACCTTAGATGGGATTATCGGACTACACGTAAACAAACGAATTAACCTTCCAGACACCCCCTTCGACAGGAAAGGAAAAGAAGGTAAAGAAGCTTGGGATGCTGTAGCAGGTACAGGTAGGTTCACACTACTAGACCATCAAGGCTCATTAGCAGACAACAGCTTAATGGATAAGATAGAGTATCTCGCAGCAACAGGCTGTAAGTTCATCTACCTAGACCACATTACTATTGCAGTCAGTGAAGTTGACGGTGATATTAATAGAGGTATGGATCGAGTCATGTCAGACTTACTTAAGTTATGTAAGAAGTTTGATGTATGGGTTGGCGTAGTATCTCACTTAAGAAAGACAGGCATAGGCTCTATCTCTTACGAAGAAGGTGCTGATGTCACAGAAGATAGTCTTAAAGGTTCTGGCTCACTTAAGCAGATAGCCTTTCAGATTATAGCATTCTCTAGAAATAAGTATGCTGAAACAGAAGACGAAAGAAATCAAGTTAAGCTTACTGTTCTTAAGAATAGATTCACAGGCAAGACAGGTTACGCAGGCTCTGCTAAGTACAATGATGTAACAGGTAGACTACATAGCACTAAGATGAGAGCAGATGAGTTTACAGTAGAGGAGTTATAAATAATAATAAGGAGGAAGACATGAAGTATGTATTCGATGTAGAAGCAAATGGATTGCTTAACGAAGCAACTAGGATATGGTGTATAACACTATATAGTTTAGATAAGAGTAAGACAGTAACATTTACAGATGAGTTAGATGACTATCGTTCTATTGAAGAGGCATTAAAGATAATGTCTAAGGCTGAACAGCTTATAGGACATAACATTTATGCTTATGATTTACCTTTACTAGAAAAATTAAAGGGCTTTAAATTTACAGGTAAGATTCTAGATACCCTACTACTATCACAGCTACTTAACTTTGATAGAGGAGGACACGGTCTAGCCCAGTGGGGAGAGAGGTTTGGAATACCTAAGCCTAAGCAAGAGCAATGGGAGTTCTTTGAGAAGGCAATGCTTAATCGCTGCCAACAAGACGTAGAGATAAACAAGAGAGTATATGTCAGGCTTAAACAAGAGTATCAAGCAGCTGGTATCCCTGCTAGTGTTGTTCATACAGAGTTTGAGGTAGCTAGGATTAGTGCTGAACAAGTAAAGAACGGATGGCTAATGGATATACCCTTAGCTAACAAACAACTAGAGTATCTTAACAATGAGCTACAAGAGTTAACTAATAAGATAGACCCACTACTACCATTAGCATTAAAGCGTTTGGATCCAGTAGATAAAGTTGTAACACCTAAGTACACTAAGAAAGGAGAGCTACACGCTCATCTAAAGAAATACTGGGAAGGCTATGACTTTGGTTACATGAATAAAGAAGGTAAGTTAGGCGGTGATTACTCACGCATCAAATTCATTCATATAGAGATGACGCAACACGCACTCATAAAAGACTTTCTATTAAGACAAGGATGGAAGCCTACCACCTGGAACAGCAAGAAAGAAGGCAACAAGGTAATAAGAACCTCACCTAAATTAACTGAAGATAGCTTTGATTCTATTGAAGGAGATATAGGAAAGAACCTAGCCTTACACATGGTATACAGCCATAGAAGAAACGCACTCAAGTCTGTTAAAGGTAAGACAGGTTGGTTAAACACTGTAAGAGAAGATAACAGATTAGAATGTATACCAATGACATTAGGCGCTGCAACAGGTCGTATGAGACATCGTAACCTAGTTAACGTACCCTCTGTTAATGCAACGTTTGGTAAAGAACTAAGACAACTATTCATAGCACCACCAGACATGGTACTAGTAGGCTGTGACTTAGCCTCAGCGCAGTTAAGATTACTGGCTGCAGCTATGGGTGACGAAGACTACAACAAGACTGTTGTTGATGGTACAGAAGCTGAAGGCACTGACATACACTCTGTTAATGCTCGTATAGCAGGTCTAGCTAATAGAAAACTAGCTAAGACATTTATATATGGTTTCTTATTCGGAGCCGGTGACGTAAAGACTGCTGGAGATTTAAACATAGGCACTAAGGCAGCCAAAGAACTCAAGGCTAAATTCCTTAGAGGACTACCTGCGCTTGGCAACTTAAAAGATAAGTTAGAAAACCAATTCGAAAGAAGTGGTGGACGACATATCGTAGCACAAGACGGTAGAAAGATACAAGTAAATAGTAAGCACAAGGTACTTAACTACCTGCTACAAGGTAACGAAGCTATCTTAACAAAGAACTGGATGGTGTTATCAGATAAGAGAATAAAAGAAGCTAACATTGATTGTAAGCTGTTAACAGTAATGCATGATGAACAAAACTTTGAATGTAATCCCCTACACGCAGAAAAACTAGCTATAATCTTAGAAGAGTCTGCAACAGAAGCAGGCAAGCTACTAGGCTTTCACTGTAGAATGGATGGGTCTAGTAAGATAGGAAAGACTTGGTTAGATATTCATTAGGAGAGTACATGTTAGCGTTAGAAATAGCAAGACATTATAGAGATGTGTTGCAAGATGAAAGAATAGATATAAATATAAGAGAAGATAAATCAATACAGCCGGGAGAATTATTCCTAGCTGGCTGGTGTGACGGTGCTGACTTAGACTTTCCAATTGAGATATCATTCGTAGTAAACAACGAGCAAGATGACTTAATCTTTGATGCTGAATTAGTAGAAGCTATACACAGAGAGTTTTGTTATACACTCAACCACGAGCTAGTACATCTAGAACAATTCATAGACAACAGCGAGTACGATGAAGAAGAAGCATATGGAAGAGAACATAGCTTTGATTTACTCGATGACAAGATCGTGTTATCACCCTTTATAAATAGGAGTTAGTATGAGAATAATATATACAGACGAAGAACTACCACAAGGTAGTGAAGAATGGTTAAAGATTAGAAAAGAATATGGAACAGC